TTGCAGACTGCCAAGCACTACGGAGTGTTTATTGAGAATGGTAATTATGTGTTCCCTTACGATAACGCTCAGAAGGTACGCAGTGTAAACGAGAAAGATTTCAAGACTAAGGGGGAATTCAGCAAGGCAGGGTTGTTTGGCCAAAGTAAGTTCTCCAGTGGTGGTAGGTTCGTTACTATCTGCGAAGGCGAATTCGATGCTATGGCAGCCTTCCAGATGACAGGTAGCAAATACCCCTGCGTTAGTATCAAGACAGGCGTGGCGGGTGCTTTAAAGGACTGCAAACAGGCTTATGAGTGGCTAGACTCATTCGAGAACATTGTTATCTGCTTCGATGCTGACAAAGTAGGACAGGAAGCAGCCAAGCAGGTGGCTGAGTTGTTCGGTGCGAAGGCTAAGATAGTTAAACACCTGCCAGAACAGAAGGACGCTAATGATTACCTGCTGGACGGTAAAGGTTCTATGTTCGTGGCTCAGTGGTGGGCAGCAGAGCAATATCGCCCTGATGGTATCATCAACGGTTCTGACCTCTTAGACTTGATTAACAAACCTGTGCAGGTGGCAGACTGTCTCTACCCTTGGGATTCATTGAACAAATTGACCTACGGCATACGTAAGGGTGAGCTAGTTACTCTGACAGCAGGGTCAGGACTTGGTAAGTCACAGTTGCTTCGAGAGATTGCCTACCATGTGCTGAAAAAGACTGATGCCAAGATAGGCTTAATGTTCATGGAAGAGTCAGCAACGAAGACAGGGCGTTCTATGTTGTCTTTGCACCTGAACAAGCCTATACACTTGCCTGATGTGCCAGTGACACAGGTAGAGATCAAGGATGCCTTCGATGACGTGTTCGGAGAAGGCAGGTTCGAGTTGTGGTCACACTTTGGAAGCAGTGATATTGACAACGTTGTGAACCGAGTCAGGTACATAGCGAAAGGACTGGGTTGTTCTTACGTGTTCCTTGACCACATCAGCATTATCGTATCAGGGGGCACTGAAGGGGATGAACGCAAGGCCATTGATGCAGTGATGACGAAGCTTAGGACGTTGGTGGAAGAGACTGGTATTGCTCTCTTCGTTGTGTCTCACCTGAAACGCTTGACAGGCGACAAGGGGCACGAGGACGGTGCAGAAGTGTCCTTGTCTCAACTTCGTGGCTCAGGGGGTATTGCACAGTTGTCTGACATGGTGTTATCATTGTCTAGGAACGGTCAAGCAGAAGACAGTGTAGAGAGAAACACCACCAAGATTAAGGTATTGAAGAATCGGTTCAGTGGTGACACAGGTTATGCTTGTTCTTTGTTCTATGACAAAGAGACAGGACGAATGAGCGAAGTAGAAGACAAGGAAGATATACTATGAGTTATGAAATGATAGATAAACAAGGAATGAAAACGAACAACACAATTAACATCAACGGCATTGAGTACATCCCTGCAACTGAGGCACAAACTGTCATCACAGGCAGTCGTGCGGTTGTCGTTATAGATCGAGGCTGGATTTTTGCTGGTGACGTAACACGCGAAAACGGACGCATCAAACTGTCTCGTGCGGTGCATGTATTTCGCTGGGAGAGCATTGGGTTCGATGGTATGATCGCAGACCCCCAATCGTCAAAGGTGACACTTAAGCCTATGCCCAACGGCGTAGATATGCCGGAAGGTGCTGAGATTTTCTGTGTGCCAGTTAAAGATGATTGGGGGTTGTGATGGATCAGTTCAGACCTGTCGGCAGCGGCTATGGCAACGGTAACGGCTATGGCAACGGCAACGGCGACGGCAACGGCGACCGCTACGGCAACGGCAACGGCAACGGCTATGGCTACGGCTATGGCAACGGCAACGGCCATGGCAACGGCTATGGCAACGGCAACGGCCATGGCAACGGCGACCGCTACGGCTACGGCGACGGCTATGGCAACGGTAACGGCGACGGCTACGGATATGGCAACACTACAGTGTCGCCTAATCGGGCTAGGAGGAAATGATGAACGAACGAATTAAAGAACTAATGAATCAAACCGGCATACCAACTTCTATTCCATTTGACCAATGGTGTGAAAAGTTCGCCGCGATTATTGTGGCAGAATGCGGTTACTATGCTGATGTTTTTGAAGCAGTTGGTTGTCCTGTAGATATGGATCCTACCGAAACAAAGCCGAGCAATTATATCAAGCGAGAAATGGGAATTACAGAATGGAAGATATTCAGATTGAATGGATGAGTGATGAACAAAAGCCTGTGAGGCACGATGTCATTGCTGGCGCATTGTTTGACTTTATGGGATACCTTACCTCACGCAAAGAACGCATTGTTTTGTCCTCCACTGACGAAGCATCACCAGCAGTGGATGCAATAAGAGACTTTGCAAAGATGCGGGGCTTGTCTTTGGATGACGCAAAGGTGCAGGACTGGTACACCCACCCCCACCCCGCTGTGGTAAAGCAATTGGTGGAGGCGGCAGAGTCTGCACTTGAAGCAATGCAGTCTGTTGCTGGGGAAGCGTACCAGAGGGCAGAGCCAGTATGCTGCGGCAGGGGCGGCAATGAATGTTGTGGATGCCCAGAGCCTAAGTGGAACTCTGTAGATGAAGTAATCTTGCTTCGACTTCATCACCCTCAGCAAGAACTTACAGCAGCATTGTCAGCAGCAAAGGAGGTAGGTTATGAGTGACGAACAGAAACCAATTTTTTACCAGTACCGAACTAGGCCAACAACCGAAGACAAATATCCTTGGTCAGCGTGGAGAGACTGCCATGAGTCAATATACAAATATTTTTTAAAAGTGCCAGTGCTGAATGACTGGGCTTATGAGGTTCGTGCTTTGTACACTCACCCCAACCCCGCCGTGGATGAAGAGATTAGTAGATTGTTGGACATTATTGATGATTTAAATGAACAGTTGAGGGAATTCCATGAACAGCGTTAAAGATGTTATTGATTTTCGTTTAGAGTTGTTAAACGAAGCATCAAAAAGGTATTACTTTGATGGGTTTCTTCCTTTGGAAGCTAGAGTGTGTATACTTGAAGCTGTTATTGATTCTTTGTTGCAGGTTATTTATAAAGGTACTAATGATGGAAAATAAAGTTTCTAAGCTTACAACAAAAGCTGAACAAGAGTTACAAACTAATTTAACACAGATTAACTTCTTTATTGACTTTTTAGAAAAAGGATTAATTGATAAGTTTCTTATTATTGGTTTCCATAAAGAAGATGGACTAATTAGTTATAACTCACAACCACCTAATTATAGCTTGTTTGAATATGCAGGTTACTTGGAAGCAGTTAAACAATATCTAATTGAGAAAGCTAACTTTGAAGGGTGATTATAGAACCAGAGAAGATTGGGTGTTGTCTACTGATATCAAGGAAGCCCCCTTGGGTGAGAAGATACTTGCCCTGACTCTTGGCGGTGTCCTTGTAATAACAACATTGACACAGGATACGGTGCAGCACTACACACAGTGGAGTCCTTTGCCTAAAAGGGGACTTGATAAGAGGGAACAACTTGATGTATACTAACGCTTCTGTTCAAAAGACACCAAAGAAACGCAAGGCTAGTGATGACGATTACAACGAAGTTTCAGTTAAAGACAAAGAACATCCTGTTCGTAGACATCGAGACCAACCTCAGTCACGACAAGATATGGATAGCAGTAACAAAAGAGTTCGGGAGTGGTGATGTCAAGACATGGTACAAAGCAGACGGTTTTAGAGAGTATTGTAGCTCATTTGACTATCTTGTTGCGCACAATGGAATCACTTTTGATTTCCCTGTCCTCAATCGTGTATGGGGTACTCGTATTGGTTTACAACCTGTGTTGGATACCTTGGTACTTAGCAGGTTGTATAACCCCTCTATTGAGGGCGGTCACTCGCTCAGGGCGTGGGGAGAAAGACTACACTTCCTGAAGGATGCTTTCACAGGCGACTTCGATGCAGGGCTTACACCAGAGATGGAGAAGTATTGCATCCAAGACGTTGAGGTACTGGAGATGACTTTTAAGTACCTCGTGAACAGACTAGAGAAGATGGAGTTCTCAGAGTACAGTGTCGTACTAGAGCATGAAATCGCTTTTACGCTCCACAAACAAGAGAGACATGGCTTCCTGTTCGACTTGCAGAAAGCAATGATTCTACAATGTGAGCTTAGTAGTAAACTTGAGAACATATTGTCGGTGTTTACTGTTAAGTACCCACCCAAAGTACAAACACGTATCTCTGAGAAGACAGGGAAGCCACTGAAGGACAAGGTTACAGAGTTCAACCCTGCATCTAGGCAGATGATCGCTGAGGTGTTGCTTGAAGCAGGTGTAAAGCTTACTGAGAAGACTGAGAAGGGTAGTTGGATTATTGATGAGACTACGCTTAATGGTATCGACCATCCTGATGCTAAGTTGTTTGTAGAGTATATGCTGTTGCAGAAACGACATAGCCAGATTGATTCTTGGATTAAGGCTATGAAGGATGATGGTAGAGTGCACGGTAAAGTTATCACCAACGGTGCAGTGACTGGAAGGATGACACACCACAGCCCTAACATGGCACAGGTGCCTTCGTGTAGCAGTCCCTATGGTGCAGAGTGCAGGGAACTGTGGACAGTGCCAAAGGGCTTTAAACTCGTTGGTGCTGATGCTTCAGGCCTAGAGCTTCGTATGCTTGCTCATTATATGCAAGATGCTGACTATACCGACACAGTTGTGAACGGTGACATTCACACTAAGAATCAGTTAGCAGCAGGGTTAGCAGCACGTAACCAAGCAAAAACATTTATCTACGCCTTTCTTTATGGTGCAGGTGATGCTAAGATTGGCAGTATAGTTAATGGTAGCAGCACAGAGGGTAAGAAGCTAAAAGAACAGTTTCTAAAGTCTACACCTGCACTGGATACACTGATTAAGAAGGTACAGAAGATTGCCAAGAAAGGTTATCTCCCTGCATTGGATGGTAGAAAAGTCTGGATTAGAAGCGACCATGCTGCACTTAATAGTCTGTTACAATCAGCAGGTGCAATAGTTATGAAGCAAGCATTAATTATATTGACAAAGAAGATTAAGTTAGATAAAATTACTGCATACTTTGTTGTTAATGTTCACGATGAATTTCAGATAGAGGTTGTAGAGGAACACGCAGAAACAGTAGGTCAGATGGCAGTAGACTCTATTAAAGAAGCGGGTGAGTTTTTTAATATGCGGTGTGTTTTAAGCGGAGAGTATAAAATTGGAGACAATTGGAAGCAAACTCACTAGAGTTTGTAAAGACTGTGGGCTGTGTTCCCCTAACCTTGAGTTGTATGTTAAAGACAAGGGGAGTAAACACGGAAGACGTAACTTATGTATTGGGTGTGTTGTAGAAA